AGTATTAGCCGAAGGTGGTGTGATGCAAGAGGGTGGCACTCAAGACCCTGTTAGCGGTAACGCTGTTCCTCCCGGTGCTATGCAAGAAGAAGTCAGAGACGACATTGACGCTAAACTCAGCGAGGGAGAGTTTGTATTTCCAGCAGACGTAGTGCGCTACTTTGGTCTGCAGAAACTTATGGCCTTACGTGATGAAGCAAAGATTGGTTTGCAGAAGATGGCTGAGATTGGTCAGATGGGTAATGCTGAGGAAGTTGAAAATCCAGAAGCTCTTCATGGGGCTGGTGCATCTACTCCTACTGCTCCTGCTCCTGCAGCAAACGATTTTGGCTCTGAAGTAGATATGGCGCTATCAGAGACTGGGCAGACTGAGCAAGCCTTTGCTGTTGGTGGTATGGCTTCTCAGTCTAAGGCTGACACATATGTCAACGAAGCTGGTCAGAAAGTGTATATCCCACAAGTAGATGGCAATCCAATTATCCCTATTCCTATGGGCTTTATGAAACAGGAAACTGTTGCTGAATCCATGCAAGCACCTGTAGAACCTGTACAGCAACCTGTACAGACTATGTCTAAGGGTGGCTTAGCCCGTAAGCGTAAGAAGTAATATATAATACAAATACCATAACCAGTGACGGGCTGGTTGGTACTTAATAACACCCGTCATTTTTGGCTACCTCTCTCCCTGTATTGACAGCAACAGATAGCCCCAACTTAAATAGGTAAATATGACTGAAGTAGTTCTTGACCAGAAATCTCAGGTGGCAGCAGTGTCTTCGTTTGGTAAGCGTAATGCTAACAGTGAACGGATTGAACACGAAGAAGCTGAGTTGAAAAAACTCATTGATCAAAACAACGGCACTGAAAAGAAGACCGATGACGATGGTGTTGATGATAGCAACTTAAGTGCTGAGGAAAAAACATTTAAGAAGCGTTACGGCGACTTGCGCCGTCATTCACAACAACAACAAACTCAGCTACAAACTCAGATTGATGAGCTGCGTAGTCAGCTGACACAAAGCACAGAGAAGCAAATCAAGCTTCCAAAGAGCGAAGATGAGTTGAATGCATGGGCGGCTCAGTACCCTGACGTAGCTAAGATTGTTGAAACAATTGCTTTGAAGAAGATCCGTGAAGAGAATCAAGAGTTCAAAGATCGCATGAAGACTTTGGATGAGCGTGAAATGCAAACTGCTCGTGACAAAGCTGAGGCTGAGTTGCTGAGGATGCATCCCGACTTTGATAAGATCCGAGACACAGATAGCTTCCATGATTGGGTTGAAGAGCAACCTAAGTGGGTACAGAATGCGTTGTATGAAAACGACACAGATGCCAAAGCTGCAGCTCGTGCCATTGACCTGTACAAGTCTGACATGGGTAAGACTAACAAGCCTCGTAGTAATCAAGACCGTGATGTTGCACAGTCCGTAGGCACACGCCGTGGTGCTTCGTCACCTTCGAACAGCGATGAGGCTGGTGTAATCTACGAGAGTGCTGTCAATAAAATGACTTCACAACAGTACGAGAAGAACCAAGAAGCTATTCAAAAGGCTATTCAGTCTGGTAAGTTTGTGTACGATATTAGTGGTAATGCACGATAATTGTTGACACGTAGCAAAGTTATGCTATAACTTTACACAGGATTGGGGTTTCTCAGTCCTGTTCTTTGCACAAGGACACTTGCAAAAGTCTACCCTTTGTGCATTTAACTGTAACGCAAAACTGTAAGTGAACAGATCACCCAGTCTAGTTAGCCCACACTTTTTAGATACTCTAGATTTCTAATAAGTGTGTACCTGATGTTAGATGGCCCTGCAGAACTAAAGTGAGCGTATTTTATATATGCCCAATTTAATATCTTAGGAGGATACATCATGGCATTTCCATCAGTAGCCGGTCACGGTAATTTGCCCAATGGCAATTTTAGTCCCGTAATCTATTCGAAGCAAGTACAACTTGCATTCCGTAAAGCTTCGACAATCGAAGCAATCACCAACAACGACTATTTCGGCGAAATCGCTCAAATGGGCGACAGCGTGAAAATCATTAAAGAGCCAGAAGTTAGCGTTCAGTCGTATGCTCGTGGTACACAAATCACAGCACAAGACCTGAATGACGAAGACTTCACCTTGGTCGTTGACCAAGCTAACTACTACGCTTTCAAAATTGACGACATCGAAGCCGCTCACTCTCATGTGAACTTCATGACTATGGCATCTGACCGTGCAGCTTATCGCTTGCGTGACCAGTATGACCAAGACGTGTTGGGTTACTTGACTGGCTTTGCTCAGTCTGCCAAGCATGTCAACGCTGACACAGCTCGCACTACCGCTTCTGGTACTAAGGCCGTGACTGCTGCTGGCTCTGACGAACTCTTGGCTTCTATGAAGCTCAAGAAGGGCAGCTTCGGTAACATCACTACAGCTTCTGCTGGTGAGCATTCCATCCCATTGGCTCCACGTTTGCCCGGTGCTACCACCATGCCTACCGATGTCGCATCTCCTTTGATGGTGATCGCTCGTATGGGTCGTTTGTTGGATCAACAATTCGTTGACACCCAAGGCCGTTGGTTGGTCGTGGACCCAGTGTTCTTGGAACTCTTGAAAGACGAAGACAGCCGTTTGTTGAACGGTGACTTTGGTGGTTCAGGCTTGCAAAACGGTTTGGTGTTGAACAACTTGCACGGCTTCCGTGTGTATGTGTCTAACAACCTGCCTAAGATTGGCACTGGTCCCGGTACTACTGGTACTGCTAACCAGAACACCAACTTCGGTGTGATCTGCGCTGGTCAAGATTCTGCTGTGGCAACTGCTCAGCAAATCACCAAGACTGAAAGCTATCGTGACCCTGACAGCTTCGCTGACATCGTCCGTGGTATGCACTTGTATGGTCGTAAGATCCTTCGTCCGGAAGCCCTTGTTACTGCAAAGTACAACGCTGCCTAATTGAATTTGGGGGAGCTTAAAACGCTCTCCCTTTTCTACTACTCTTAAAAGGAAATATAAAATGGCTACTGTTACTACTCTGGCTTCTGGCAAAACTGCTGGTCGCATTGTTGGCTCCGTCCCTTACTTGGCTGATGTGAGCATCGACTTCGCTGCTGCTGCAACTGCTAAAGGCAGCGCCTTGGCTGCTGCTGACGTTATCGAATGTATCAACGTTCCCGCTAACACCCTCATCTTGAATGCTGGTATTGAAGTTATCACCGTTTTGGGTGGCGAATCTAACGATACAACTTTCGACTTGGGCGTGACTGGCGTTGAAGCTGATAACTTTATCGATGGCTTTGATGCTGACGCTGCTGCTGCTGGTGCTTATGCACAAAACGCTGCTGCTTACCAGCCTATCGTGAATGCAACTGCCGACACTATCGACTTGCTCATCGCAACTGCTACCACTGCACCTACCTCTGGTGTTGTGCGTGTGTGGGCTGTGTTGATGGACATCGATGGTCGCCCTGCTGCTGCCTCCGTTGACCGTGAACAATTGGCTTAATAGCTAGTTAAATCAAAGGGGTGGCTTCATAATTGAGGTCGCCCCTTTATTGTTTGTATGCTCTATTAGAGAGCGTTTTTATATAACTTAAGAGGATTCTCTAATGGCTATTACTTCTGCACTTTGCACAAGCTTTAAAAAAGAATTGTTGGAGCGTAAGCACGACTTCAACGCATCTAGCGGTCACACTTTCAAGATTGCTTTGTACACATCATCGGCTTCGTTAGATGCTGCAACCACCAACTACACAACTTCTAACGAAGTGGTTGGTACAGGCTATACAGCTGGTGGAGCTACACTGACAAACATCGATCCTACATCTAGTGGCACTACAGCCTTCATTGACTTTGCAGATGCTACATTCGCTAGCGCAACGATCACTGCAGCTGGTGCTCTTATCTATAACACAACAACAGACGGTGGCAGTAGTACAACTAATGCAGTGGCTGTCATCTCTTTTGGTGGAGACAAAACCTCTACCAACGGTGACTTTGTTGTGCAATTCCCAGCAGCTGACGCAAGCAACGCTATTGTCCGACTCGCCTAAGGTGGCGTAGATGGCTACGACTACCCGTACCGGAGCTGTATACGGCATTGGACGCTATGGTGCTGTGCGCTATGGCATCAGCAATGTTAGGTACGTCCCAGACGGTGTTAGCGCCACAGGCTCCGTAGGTAG